GCCATAACAGGCTTATACGCAAGAGTCTCCTTCTGACGATTAGGAGCAGTATTACACAACAAAGTATGAAGCACCATATCACGGTACTCACGAGGAAACACAACCTCCTTAACACCAAAAGGTAATTCTCGTACCTGACCATTAACCCAGACATTCCTAACCTTATCCCCTTTAGTAAGCTTAAGAGAGAACTTCTGACTCTCTATATCTCGTAATAACCTTTCAACCTCGGTACGAGCACCGTAAGGTATAAATGCGAAATGCATTATTTACTCCAGAACTTCTTCTTCTCTTTCTTCATCTGCTCACGAGCCTTCTCAAGAAAAGCCTTGTTAATCATAATCTCCTTCTCCTGATTCTTAATAGACTCCATCATGTTAGTAACAACAGTGTTCCACACAGCCTGAGTCTTACTCCCAATCGTGCTCTTAATATCAATCTTGTCTGCCTTCGCCATCCTTAACATCCCCCCTCATCAATCTAGCAGTGTACTCTGCTGGTGTCTCTTCCTTAGGCTTCTCAGGAGCTTGTCCTGCATCAGCCTTACCACCCAGAATCTGCTCAGCTCTAGCGTTCTCTAATCTGCTAGCTAACGCCTCAGTCCTATCATTCTCTGATTTCAAAGCATCAATAGCCCTATTAGCCGCATCAACCGTAGTAATAGGCTTGTCCTCAGTTGTTTCTTGCACCGCTTCTGACTCTGGTGCTACTTTTTCCTGTATCTCTGTTTCCATTTGGAATGTCCTCCTGTCTTTTTCTAAAGTAGTACGTTACTACCATAATCGCAATACCACTAAAGATGTGATTCACACCCTTACCAATAAAATATAATGTTATAAGAAGCACACCTGCCCCAATACAATCTTTAAACTCTATTTTCATTTATTATCAAACCTTTTATTTTGTTCAGCTTGATTTGCTTGAGTAATAGCTGTTCTCCTATCAAACTCTGCGGCACCAGCTTCTCTGTTTTCCTCAACTTGCTGCTGGAAAGGCGAAGCTACTCCTTCTAATCTTCTGTTTAATGCTTTCTGATTAATATCGTGCTTATGTCTCGCAGCCTCATAATAATCTAGCAAGTTCTTACCAATGTTTGCTACTGGTACTGCTGATATAATGGCTTCCCAAACCTCTGTCTTTAACACCTCAGCTTCAAAGTCCTGTGCTGCTTGAGCTTCATCGTATAAACCATTCTCCATCGCAGTAGTAGTAGCTAAACCAATCGTTTGCAAACTCTCTTCCTTGATAAAACCAGCAAAAGGGTAAGTACCAATTAAAGTTAATATTACTCCAGCTGTACCTATAGCGTTACTCGTAAGAGCCATCCCCTCAGGTGTAATCAATTTTGATAATAAACTCTTAGTTTTAGCAGCATTAACAGTGTTAGTAGCGATTCCAGATACTCCTGTTTTTGCTCCTACGGACGAAACTAACTTACCTGAAGCTGCCTGATTTACAGGGCTAACAGCATTAATGCTTAACCCTTTATTTCCTATTAGTATTTTTGCTTTTTGCTGTTCTAATCTCCACTTCCCTACAGCAGCAGCATCATCAAATACTGAACTCATCTCATCTGTCATCCTTGCTGACTGCACTGGTGCAGCAGCTGCTTGTAAAGGCCTCATCCCTTGTGTTATTCCAAAAGTCTCTGCTCCAGCTCCAAACGCTGTAGGAACAGACTGCTTAAGAGTTTCCAACATTCCTTGTTCTGGCATGTCCTGAAGTAACTGCTCAGCTTCTCCTGAAGGGTCTCCAGCTCCAAATGCTCCAGGTTTATTACCTAAACTTGTAAAGAAATCTCTCCCTCTCTCTAGTAATCCTTTCTGAGGTGCTTGCTGTTGTTGTGCTGGTTGCTCTCTTAATGATTGTAATTGTTCTCCTCTTACTGCTGCTTGTCTTAGTGTGTTTTCTCTACTCTTCCTATCTTGCTCTGCTTGCTGTTCAGGTGGAATGTACTTTGCTCCGCTAATGTGTGTACCTGGAGTTCCACTACTTTGTTCACCCCTATCAACTCTCTCATTTCTCTTAACTCTTCTGAACTCAGCACTCTGCTTAACAGGGTCTCTAAAATGCTTCATACCTTTAACCATTCAAACCAACTCCTTGAACATTTGTATCTTCAGGCGTAGATGCTTGCATAGTCTCACCCTTAGCTTTATCATTAAGTAACTCGTTCTCCAGGCTAGCTGGGAATTCTAAGTCTATTTCTAAGTTTAACTGAGCCAATATACTCTCTTCAATGTAAAGTTGCTCTTCCTCAATAGTCTGCTCAAACGCAAGGTAAGCAATCTTAGCACTTGCCTCAGTAATCTCCTGTGCACCACCCACAATAATCTGAGGAACACCAGTAGCTTGAAAGAAACTCTGATTCAAACTATTAATCACAGGTGTCAGATTCAGTAAACTATTATTAGAAATTGTCACCAACTCAGGCACAACCGCATCCTTAGGAACAATCAAATTCTCCCCTTGTGTGAAAGCTTTATCAGCTTTAATCTTGAAAGCCTCAATCTCAACAGGGTCATCTGTATCAACATGAAGAATAAGTAAAGGTTTAGTAAACCTACGCATAAGCACTCTCTGAGTGGCCATAGCTTCATTACGGCTATCTATAATCTCCTTAAGAGCATCAATAAGGCTTTCACCATGCAACTCATCAGCCACTCTATTCCTAGTTAAATGTAAAATATCCTCCTTCTTAAACTTCTTATCAGGCGTCTTATGCTTACTCACTTGCTCATAACGAACAATAAGCCCTTGTCTATTAGCTATAATCTTCATAACGCCAGGGTCAAGAGGCTTAATATTCACAAGTATACCTTCATCATCTCTGATAATCTCAGCAAAAGCATCCCCCCCAATATGGTAAGTACGAATCATGTTCTCAAGAATAGTATTGAATGTGTCTCTTCCATGCCCTCTAATAGTGCCTAAAAGCATATCTGTAGTCTCAACAGTCACGTAACCCTTACCAACAGTCCAAGTAGCCTTAGCATCTATAGCAGCCTTAAGCTCAGGTATCTTCTTATAATAACCAAGTTGCTGACTCCACTCAGAATTAATGTACTCAGTCTCCTTACTCTCACTAGCAGCATCAGTATCAACTGTAGGAACATTAAAAGTATCCTCAGTGCCTTTCATATCTCCATAATCAGCCTGACCAATATCGTTCTCACCCATTACAAGCTCACCACTTTCTTAGTATTAGTCTCAACAACTTTCATAGTACTATTTAGTAAGTCCACTTTATTATTAAGTTCTTCTATTCTTATGTTAAGCACCTCAAGGGCTTCTATCAATTCATTTCCCATTATACAGATATATACACTCCATAAAATTTAGCAACATAAACATTAGCTGAAGCAGCCATCTTCACACCAACTCTCACGTATCTAGCTTTAAAATCTCCACTAGCAATACTTCTCCTAGCTTCTACACCGCTCCCTGCTCCCTCAATGTCTGCTATTAAAGTCCAAGTAGCATTATCATTACTAGATTCTAACCTTAATGAACTAGCTGCAGCACCCCCAGTCTCTTCAACAGCCACATCACACTCAAAACTCACTACTTCCTGTTTAATCCCCAAATCATAAACTATGTGGCCACTCATCTGGTTATTACTTGAGTTCCAAGTATCTGTTCCAGTAATCTCAATAAAAGTAGTGTTGTTCAAATCATAAGTCTCAATTACACTTCCACTAGTTACAGTATCAGCTTCCACGGTCTTCATAGCAGTCTCTTGAGCACGGCTACGATTAGCCATCACAGCAGCACCAGCATCATTAAAATCAAACCCACCAGGAAACAAACCCTGGCCAAAGTTAAGCGGCAAAGTCTCTCACCACCTTATCACAATCAGGAATATCACCCGTCTTTCTCTCAGTCCAATGGCGGCTATGGCCTTCATTAATACTAGCAGCACCCATGTTCTGACCTTCAAAAATGATATTACCAAGAAGTCTACCCCACTTCTCAACTCTGTTCTTAGGGTCAATCTCAATGTAAACTTCCTTATTAAGAATTATACTCTCAAGCCAACTCTGACTCTCCTCACCACCAGGCTCATCAAGCTCTGGAGCAGCAGTATTCGAGAAACGTAAAGGAAAACTCTTATCCCTTTCACTCCACAAAAGGCGTACTGTGTCACCATCAGTCACTTTAATTACCTTTGCAGTGAAATCCCCAGTAATCTGGGTGTGAGGACTATCAAAATAGTAAAGACTCATCTGAGAATTAGTCAATTCAGGAAACCGTTTAAAATCATGAGCCATCAGCCAGGCAACTTCCCTTTAGTTGGGTCATCCATGAAAGCCTGCTTCGCCTTATCCTTCAAAATACCAAGCATACGAAGAAGAGTATCTCTCAACACATTAATCCTATTCTCTGCCTCAGACCTCCCCATCTCACTCATATCATAAACAATAACATCAATAGCAGCACTACAAGTAGCAGCTTTCTTTAAGATACCTTTAGTATCAACATCAAGCCCAGCGTAAGCATCACTCCAGTTGTATTTAGTAGCAACATTAATCTCACTCTCCGCCTGTGTCAAGTAATCATTAATGAACTCATCAGTTTTACTCGAAACACTAAGATTATTCCCTGCTTTCCTAATCACTTCATCAGTGTTCGCAAATATTCCAGAGCTAGCCATATTATTCCTATCGTATCCAAACTTTTAAACCTTTCTCTCTTTGACTCCAAGCAGCACGAATCATAGCCTCAGCAATATGACTATACCTACCATAAATCAAAAGGTTACCATTCTTGTACTCAGCCTGAATACTCCTCAAGCTCATAATAGTACGGTCATCATTAAAGAATCTAATCTTCCCCTTTTCCATTAAGTTCTTCAGATTGTTGTAAAGGTCTTCCTTAAGCAATTTCTTACGTCTTTTCTTATTAGAAGTGATAGCTCGGCTACTGTTGTTAATGGCCACAACCTTTCTACGGGTTTGAGGACAAGTAAGAAGAGGGTCAAAAACACCAACACCCAAGCCACCATCATCAATGTATATTTTCTTATATTTATACCTTTCGTCTAAGGTAAGCACCAAATTTACAGTGTCAGTTAAGAGCGTTTTCCTAGTGATTTCCATCCCAAACTGCACTAAAACCTCATCACGGTCGTAGAAAGAAGCCAAGACAGTCTCATCAGAGCCCATCCTGGCAACATCTACCCCCATGTATCGAGGAAAAAGAGGTGAAGGGGAATGGTTAGAAACCCCAACCTCAATGCATGAGCGAATAAGCTCCTCCGAAAAGAAACTAAGTAATTCATCAACAAACTCACCCAAGTACTCCTGAGCATACTGAATCTCAGTCATACGAGTCTTCTCATTCTTTAAGAAAACAGGGTCTATCCTAGGACAATCTTCCGATGAAACATGAAATGAAGTAAAAGTCTTATCGTTAAACGCTCTGTAAAAGTACCCTTCCTTCCCAAAAGGCGTACTAAGAAGAATAATGTCACCTTGAGTAACCGCCAACATAGGAGTAATCGCAGTCCACACTTCCTCAGGAATAAAAGCAGCTTCATCAGCAATCAATAAATCAATAGTATACCCTCTGATACCGTACCCGCTAAGACCAGTCGGAAGGCTGTAGATTTTACTGCCGTTTTTGAGAGTAATTTTGTGCTTCGTGGGCTTATCCTTACCTTTCCTGATTTGCGTTTTATCTTCATCATAAATCTCCGACAGAATCTTCTCGAACAGAAGTAGAGCTTGTCTCTCCACCGACGCTACCACCATCACAGTCGTCAACGGATGTCTTAACGCGTATAGAGCAGCTTTCCTCGCAATAATAGTACTCTTCCCTACCTGCCGACCGCTCCTCAGACAAATATTTCCCGACGTGCCTAAGACCTCTTCCTGCCACTCGTCTAAATCCATTCATCTACCAGCCTCAACAATCTCAGAAAGAATCCTCTTCTGCTCCAACAAATTCCTATACCACAACTCTTCCAAATCCTTAACCTTCCTAGTAACATCCCTCAACTTCTTCAACACTTCAACATCCCTATGTAAGGTATCTTTAGTAACTTTATCCATATCCTTATCCTCAACAATATCTATCAAGGGCTAGAAGCCCCTTACATTACATACACACCCGCTCCTTAATATACCTTTAGTTCTCCACAGGAAGAAAGCTTAAAACCTTTAAGCAAAACCTAAAACCTTTAACTATTATAATAATATAATAATACTAATTTTGTCGGGGATGGTAGAAAGAGAAAAGATAAACAACCCCAAACT